AGAAGGTCGAGCCGTTCGTAAGTTTTTGGTTGAAAGAGGTTTGAAATTCAATACAACACAAAAACAAAAGAAAGAGGAGATTGAGTTCTCTCAGGAACAAAAAGAATTTATGATTCAGTATGCCAAAGAAGGTATGACGGCATATGAAATTTCAAAAATATTATTTCCTGAAGTTAATGTTACAAACTTAAGCAAGGAAGTTACAGAAGTTGCTAAGTTTATAGAAGATGTTGATTTTAGGCTTATGCATCCATCTGAAAACGCAATAAATGCTCAATATTTCCCTCCAAAATCAAATTCTAGAGTCATTAAAAAGATTAACGAATACTGCCAAGAAGAAATCGATGAAAAGCAGGTGAGTCGCGGGGAAATGGACAACATAGAGAGCACGATGAAGTTTTTGGCGGCACCTCGGTTTATTCAGGTTATTAACACTTATACATCTGGAGATGATAGGAAACTCTTTGAAGCTGAATATACAAGATCTGTATGGGATAAACCAGACTTAACAAGTGATGAATTAAATTTATATATCAATGTTTGTATGGATTATATACATTTAAAAAATATAAGTAAAGCTATTAATAAATTAAATAGAATGTTTGAAGATTGTGAAGATCAACAAGATATGACTGTTAGATTAGCAGAACTATTAAAAACAAAGAGTGAAGAATATAATCAATGTGAAAAGAGACAAGAAACATTGATAGCTAGATTAAATGGAGATAGAAAAGAAAGAATAAAAAATAGACATAAAGATAATGCATCTATATTATCGTTAGTAAGATTGTTTCAAAATGAAGCTGATAGAAACAGGATGATAGACATGGCTGAGAAGCAAAAAATGCTAATCGCCCAAGAAGCCGATAATATAGAGAGAATGGATGTTTGGAAGGCTAGAGTACTCGGAATCGCTAAAGATGATGTTTTATAGCCTAGACGGGGGTTTTCGCGGTACTTCTATCTCTTGTTGCCATTTAAGGCAATTGGAGAGAAAGGAACAATTTCTTTTTTAAAAAATGAGCATACAATGTAAAATATGTGATTCTACTTTTAAATCAGAAAGATCTTTGCATACTCATATCAAAGCTCATGGAATTTATTTATCAGATTATTATATAACATACTATCCTAGATATAATCTATATACAAATGAATTAATTCCTTTTAAAAATAAAGGGCAATATTTTAATACGTTTTTTTCAAATAATGTTGAATTGGAGAAGTGGTTGGCGACAGCCGACTACGAACACGCACAACAAATTTTATTATTAATGCTTAAAAATAGAATAATTAGTAAAAATTTACAATATGCTCCTAATCATTTAGAATTAAAACTGCTTGACTTACCAGAAATAAAAATATATAAAGAATTCTTTGGGTCATATAATGAAGCCTGTCGAAGGCTTCAGGTTGAGCCTTTATTCAACCAAAGCATAAAAAGTAAATTTTTAGAAAAAAATAAAAATTTAAAAATTTTAGAGATATTAATTGATACTAGAGAGCAGCAACCTTTAAAATTCGAAAAAAGTCGTTCTATGAAATTAGATTTCGGAGACTATACTGTTGCAGGTCAAGATTACACAGCTACATACATAGACAGAAAATCAGAAACAGATTTTAAATCAACAATGACTGTGGGATTCGAAAGATTCAATAGGGAAATGCAAAGATGTATGGATATTAATGCTTTTATGTATATAGTAATAGAAAGCTCTATAGATAAAATAAAAAGAAATAACAATTCTGGAATCCATAAATCAAATTTAAAATTTATATGGCACCAAATGAGAGTTATATCTCATAATTATGCCAGGAGATGCCAATTTGTTTTTTCTGGAGGGAGAAAAAGATCTCAAAACTTAATTGAACTTCTCTTAAGAGGCGGGGAAGACTTATGGAATGTTGACTTGCAATACTATATCGACAATAGAATATTAAAATTATGAGCTGGGAAAAAGGTAATCAAAAAAGAAACGAAAAAATCGACATTAATTCTTTAATTAGGTCGAAAGAAGGGTTTTTACCTGAGAAGGAAGCTAAACTTCTTTTGTATCAATTCTTGCGAGAAAATGTCACATTTACCACTAACCTTTTAGCTGGAGTGGATTTATTTCCTTTTCAGCACATGGCGGTTAAATCGATGTTTGAATCTGATTATTTCTTGGGTATATGGTCTAGAGGTATGTCCAAGTCTTGGACAACGGGGATTTTTGCATTTATGGATGCTATTATGAATCAAGGTGTTGACATAGGAATATTATCAAAATCCTTTAGGCAAGCCAAAATGATTTTTAAAAAAATTGAAGATATAGCTGCAAAACCTGAAGCTAAATATTTATCCAACTGCATTACAAGAGTATCAAAACAAAACGATGAGTGGGTAATGGAAATTGGTGAAAGTTCAATACGGGCACTGCCCTTGGGAGACGGATCGAAATTAAGAGGTTTTAGGTTTCACAGGATTATCATTGACGAAATGCTATTGATGCCAGAAAGAGTTTATAATGAAGTTATCGTACCGTTTCTGTCTGTAGTGCAAAACCCAAAAGAAAGAGAGGATATGTACAATTTAGAAACAAAACTTATCTCTGAAGGAAAAATGAAAGAAGAAGATAGGTATAAATGGCCGAACAATAAACTAATAATGCTATCTTCCGCCAGTTACAAGTTTGAATACCTCTACAAACTATACGAAAATTTTGAAAATCTTATCGTTAAAGAGGGGAAAGCTGGAGGAGCGTCTCGATCTATAATGCACTTTTCATACGATTGTGCTCCTAAGCAGTTATACGATCAAAATCTAGTTGAACAAGCTAGATCCACAATGAGTCAGAGTCAATACGATAGAGAATTTGGTGCGATATTCACAGATGACAGTTCTGGATATTTCAAAATATCGACGATGGAGAGGTGCACGGTAAAAGAGGGCGATAGCCCTCATGTAGAAGTAAAGGGTAGCGAAAATGATTCGTATATAATTTCTTTCGATCCAAGTTGGGCGGAATCAGAAAGCTCTGATGATTTTGCTATACAAGTGTTTAAAATACATAAACAATCGAACCAAGCTACTTTGGTTCATGTATATGCAATGGCTGGAGAGAATTTAAAAAATCATATTAATTATTTTCATTATTTACTAACTAGTTTTAATGTGGTTGCTATGGTGGGAGATTACAATGGCGGTGTCCAATTTATCAATGCTGTAAAAGAAAGCTCTTTATTTAAATCTTCAAATATAAAATTAAATATAATCGAGACAGAGTTTGATGATCTAGAAAATTATAAAAAATCTTTAATGTCCGCTAAGAGGGAATTTTCCAAAGATGGCATTCCGTGTTGCCTTAGGAAACCTACTTCCGAATGGATTAGAAGGGCAAACGAATTACTACAAGCTAATTTTGATCATCGAAGAGTATGGTTTGCATCGCAAGCGGTCGATGATAGTTTTCAATCTCAAAGAAGAAAGAAAGTACCGATCAAAAATTTGCGATTCATGAATTTTACAGATATTGACGAGAATCAATCTGAAGGAGCTAGAATGATTGACTTCATAGAGCATCAACAAGAAATGATAATATATACAAAATCTCAATGCGCTCTAATAGAAGTTAGATCCTCACCCCAAGGAACACAAACTTTTGATTTACCTTTAACACTGAAAAAAACCACTGGGCCTAGTAAGGTAAGAAAAGACTGCTACTCGGCTCTGGTTCTAGGATCTTGGATGGTTAAAATTTACAATGATATTAATAATTCAAAAGAAGAAGCTTTTAATAGTTTTGTTCCAATGTTTATAAAGTAACTTTAATTTTACTTTTTAACTTTTATGTGTACTATTAATATACACAGCTATGAGCGAAAAAACAAAACGAAAGTACATTAAGAAGTCCCAATACTGGAACAATATTAAAAAAGAAAGCCCTCAATCAGGCGGCGGGGGAAAACATATAGAGCCTGTTAGCTGCGGGGATAACTACTATATTAGTAATGCTAGTTACAGTAATAGTTTGAAGCCAGAATTTACTTCGACCACCTCCGCTAGCAATGTAGTCAGTGATGCCTTAAGAAATGCTGACTCTTCCACTACGAGAACTAGAGGTAGAGCTGGAATCAAGAATTTAGCTCATAAATATAAAAATATTTCTGATGGAGTACTACCTTATAATGTAAGCTCTGATGGTGTAGATGTTCGAGAGAGTATTGAGTTATGCCAAAAAGCATATGCCAATATACCTATATTTAGAAATGCTATAGATGTTATGTCTGAGTTTTCAAATTCTGAAATATATCTTGAAGGCGGCAGTGAAAGTGCTAGAAATTTTATATACAAATGGTTTGAGAAAATAAACTTATGGAAATTAAAAGATCAGTATTTTAGAGAATATTATAGATCTGGAAATATATTTTTATATAGAATTGATGGGAGTTTTAATAAAAATGATATTATTAATTTAAATAAAGTTTATGGAGCTGAAAATAATAAATATCTAGACCCTGGTAAAATACCAGTAAGATATATACTACTCAATCCTTACGATATATCTTCAAATAGAGCAACTTCGTTTGAATCAGGAGCATATAAAAAAGTTTTATCAGAATACGAGTTAGAAAGGTTAAAAAACCCTACAACTCAAGAAGACCAGGATATATTCGATTCGCTAGACGATAAAACAAAAAAATTGATAAAAAAAGGTGGGTTTCATAGAACTGGAGTGTTAATGCCTCTAGATCCAGAAAAGTTAATATACTCGTTTTACAAAAAACAAGATTATGAACCTTTTGCTGTACCATTTGGGTTTCCAGTTTTAGATGACTTGAATTGGAAAATAGAGCTTAAAAAAATTGATCAAGCAATTAGCAGAACTATTGAAAATGTAGTACTATTAATTACTATGGGAGCTGAACCTGACAAAGGAGGGGTCAACCCGCATAGTTTAACTGCTATGCAATGTTTGTTTCAAAACGAAAGTGTTGGTAGGGTGTTAGTCAGCGACTATACAACAAAAGCAGACTTCGTAATGCCAGATGTTAATAAAATTTTAGGCCCTCAAAAATACGAAATAGTCAATCAAGATATTCGAGAGGGCTTGCAAAATATTATAGTAGGTAAAGAAAATTATTCTAGCACTCAAATAAAAGCTCAAATATTTTTAGAAAGATTAAAAGAAGCTAGAAATGCATTTATAAATGATTTCATCATGCCGCAGGTAAAAATATTATGCAAAAGCATGGGTTTTAGAAAATACCCAACGGTTAAATTTCAAGAAATAGATATCAAGGATGAAGTTCAATTCCAAAGAGTGATAACTAGATTGCTAGAGATTGGAATTATTACACCTGAGCAGGGTATGAATGCAATTCGAACAGGGTTGTTTCCTCATGCAGACGATTTAGAACAAGCTCAAGAAAAATATATAGAAGATAGAGAAAAGGGGATGTATAATCCTTTAGTTGGCGGAGTGCCTTTGGTTGAAGCTGCGGGGGCTGAAGAGGATCGGGGATTACAAAAACAACAAATAAAAGAATCAACCAAACAGCAGAAAATAAACCAAAACAAGCCAGAGCAACAAGCTGTGAAAAAAGAGCCTGGCAGACCTACGGGAGCTACAGCAAGTAAAAATTATTCAAGAAAAAATATTCAAAATATTATTTATGAAATAGAAAAATTACGATCATTAGCTTCTGATAAGATTAAAAAAACTCATAAAGTTAAAAGGCTAAACAAAGAACAAAATAAAATTATAGATACTCTTACGGAATCTATAGTTATATCAACTCAAAAAACAGAATGGGGTAAACAATTAGATAGTTGTATAAAAAAACCAGAAACCTTAGAAAAGCTAAACAGCTTAAGAGAGATTGCAGAAGTTGGTAGCAAGCACGGCCTTCCCGAGTATCCAGCTGCAATATTATATCACAGCCAATAATTTATTGTGTATAAGTTGAACAATGAAGAATTTTATTACTATTGACTTATCAAACTTGATAAACGAAAAAGATTTATTCTGCAAAGACTGCGGAAACTCTGAAGAAATATCCATGGAGTCATGGGCAGAAGAAAAAAATAAAGGTAAAACATTAAACAAGCCCTTCAGAACCCCAAAGGGTCCAAAAAAGTTTTCAGTATATGTGAAAAACGAAAAGGGCAACATTGTTAAGGTTAACTTTGGAGATCCCAATATGTCAATAAAGCGAGATAGTCCAGAAAGAAGAAAGTCTTTCAGGGCTCGGCATAACTGCGCTAATCCTGGGCCAAAAACAAAAGCTAGGTATTGGTCTTGCAGGCAGTGGAGAGCTGGCTCAAAAGTCGAAGGTTCGGATGAAAGTTTTTCAGAAGAAGATCTTGAGAAGCTATTATTAGAAGAGCTAGACGAGTCAGAAGCTAAAGACAGCAAACCAGGATTGTGGGAAAATATTAGAAAAAAGAAAAAAAGAGAAGGAAAAAATTACCAACCAGCAAAACCTGGAGATAAAGATAGGCCGTCAAAAGATGCTTACAAAAAAGCTCAAAAATCTAAAAAAGATAGAAAATAAATGAGTGTTAAAAAAGTTTTCATAAGTGGAATCACTGGTCAAGACGGGAGCAATATGTGCGATTATTTATTGCAAAATCATGATGTAGAAATCTTTGGCGGTATACGAAGGATAAGTGTTAAAAACTATAAAAATATTAAACACTTAAAAGATAACCCCAAAATAGAACTTGTAAATTTTGATTTAAGTGATCCGTATAGTATTAGAAATGCTATAGAAAATATTAAACCAGATTACTTTATAAATTTTGCGGCTCAATCTTTCGTACAGTCTAGTTGGGATTTTCCGATTCAAACTATGACTGATAATGCGGTTAGTATTACTCATATATTGGAGTCAATAAGGCTGTTCGCCCCTAAGTGTAGATTTTATAATGCAGGATCTTCCGAAGAGTTTGGCGATGTAATTTCAGAGATGCAAGACGAAGAGCATCCATTAAGACCGCAATCTCCTTATGGAGCTTCTAAATGTGCTGCGAGGCATATTGTTAGAGTGTACAGAGAATCTTATGACCTTTATGCTGTACAAGGTTGGCTATTCAACCACGAGGGAAGCCGAAGAGGAACAGAGTTTGTAACAAGAAAAATCAGTAAAAATATAGCTAAATTTGTTTTTGACTTAGAGAATGGAGAAGATCCCAAACATCTAGAACTAGGTAATCTTGACGCGTTAAGAGATTGGACTGATTCTATTGACTTCATGTCGGGGGTATGGTTAATGCTAAACCAGAAAGCAGACCCTAAGGAGTACGTCCTAGCAAGTGGAAAAACATATTCCATAAGAACTTTTCTAGAAGAAACTTTAAAACATGCAAAAATAAACTTTAAAACAGAAGGAGAAGGTTTAGAAGAAAAATATTACACCTCAGACGGAAAATTAATTGTATCTATTAATTCAGTATTTTATAGACATGCTGAAGTTAAACTTTTATGCGGAAACCCTAAAAAGGCTGAAAAGGAATTGGGTTGGAGAAGAAAAATTGAATTTAAACAGTTAGTTCGAAAGATGTTTGATAGTGATTATAACTTTTTTAAAAATAGGTGTATATATTAATATATGAATTTTAAATACAAAACATCATTTTCTGATCATTTAAAAATAAATAATTTTTTTTCGTCAAGCTCTTCTTTTACAAGTCAAGCTTCTATTGATAATCTACAATCTTTGATTCCCGAAGAGATAGATTTTGAAAAAAATATAGATTTAATTGGAACTGCATTTAACGCTGCAGTTATAAATTCTTTTAATAAAAATGGAGATGGCATCAATACTTCCACAGCAAAACAAATAAAAGATTTTTTTATTCATAAGCCTACCAATATAGAACACAATAAAAGAAAAGTAGTTGGACATATTATTTCTAGTGGGTATTCAGAATATAACTCCGACAAGATACTGGAAGATGTTCCAGATGATTTTTCTGAAAAATTTAACATTGCATTAGGAGCATTGGTTTATTCAAATTCTTTTCCTGAGTTCGCCGATCTTTTACTTAAATCTAATGATCAAGCTCATACATTATATCACAGTATTTCTGCGAGTTGGGAACTTGGTTTTAATGAATATCATATTGCTGTTGGCAGTCAAGATTTAAAAGATGCAGAAATTATAACCGATTCAAAACAGATTGAAGAGCTAAGTGAATACCTATCGTCTTTTGATGGCGATGGAACTTTAGAAGATGGAACCCCTGTATTTAGGTTAGTAGTTGGTGAGGTTTATCCTCTTGGAATTGGGTTTACTTCTAATCCAGCTGCAGATGTAAAAGGTTTAATTATTAAAAAAAATAACTCTGAAAATACAGAGGAGATAGAAGCTGAAAATGAAACTTATAAAAAAAAAGAAATAAAAAAAATTTCCCAAAACGAAAAAATTGATGTAAATAACAATATTAACCAAATTTCAAATATGCAAAATCAAGAACTCATTGAACAATTTAAGTCTCTCTTAGAGGAAAAAATGCCAGAGCATAATTTCTCTCAAGAGGCAGTTGCTAATATCGGACGCGTGATTGGAGATGCTATCAAATCCAAAAGCGAACAGTACGAAAAAGAACTTTCCGATATCAACTCCCAAAAAGAGGAGCTTGCTGCTGTTGAGGCAAAAATGAAAGAAGACATCGAGTCTTTAAAAAGTCAGCTGACAGCTTCCGAAGAAAAAGTGCAAGAGTTAGCCCAACAAATCGAAGCGAAACAAAAAGAGGAAGCTTTTAATTCAAGAATGGAACTTATTGAATCAACATACGAATTATCTGCGGATGACAAAACAATGTTAGCTAAAGAAGTTCAAGGTCTTTCTACTGAAGGTTCTGGTTTTGACGAATATCAAGACAAATTAAAGGTCATGTGGGCTCATAAGAATAAAGAGCATATCACTGAACAAGAAAAACTTTTCAATGAAAAAGTTGAAGCTGAAATCGCAAAACGCGCTCAAGAAAAAACAAGCTCTAAGGAAGAGGTTGTTGAGAACACTTCGGTAGTTGAAGAAGCTCTTGCTAATACCGAAGAAGAGCAAAGCGAAGTTTCAACAAACAACAATTTAGAATCTGCAGTTGAAGAACTATCCTTTAGGGAAAAGTTTGCAAACGCATTTGCTAAAGAAACTGTAACAATTAAATTTTAACAAAAACGAAAAATGCATAAACTATTACCATTTAGACAATATGATGAAAAAGATGTTATTAATCTTTTCTCCCTTGATATTACTGCTGCCGAGAAAGCACTTAAGTATATAAACCTAGTTCCTGGCGGGGAAGCCTATTCAACTGGAGCTAACTGGTCTGGTACTGCTGTATCAGTTAGATCAACCGACGTTGGAAAATTCGGAGGTGAGCAACCAGGTAGAACAAACGATCCTTATTTAGGAGCCATTGGTTCAGGAAACCAAGGCGATTATGCATTACAGCAAGGAAGTTTTTACCCAGAAACCCAAGGTAAAATAGCTCTAGCAGCTGACAACGCGGCAGCTCTAGGTATCACTATCAGGCCAACTCTCGCATGGGACGAAAATGCAACCAAGTTGTTGGATTACCCAGTAAAGAAAGACGAGCTTCAATGTGTGCTTCCTGGAGAAGCAGTGCCTGTAGCCACTAAAGGATTCTTTACACTTACAGTAGGAACAGCAAACACTAAATCAGTTGGTATTTGGCATGCTTCAGGAATTGCAGCTGGAGGAATTGTTCCAGGCTCTAAATTAAAAGTCTCAAACAATGGAAAGCTTACTTTGGATAATAACCAGGTTGTTGTAGCAACAGTTGTTGCCACAGGAAAAAATGCTGGCAAAGATGTTGCCTTAGTACAAATTGGATAAGAAAGGAATTTAAAATTATGAACATTACCTTAAAACGAACACAAGAACAAGTCGAGCTCATTAAGGCTATGGCTTCGAAGAATCGCAATGTTGCGCATGAAGCCCAAGCTGCCGCCGCAGAGTTTATTGCTCCAGTACTCGCTGAAGTAATCAATAATGCTCCCACGCTGAGCAATATGTTCACAAGCTTTACTTTTAATGAAGATGATAACCCTTCTATTCCATTAGATCTTTATCATGATATCACTGATGAAGACTACTTGAATGTATATGTGCAAAATGTAGCAGGAGGTCTTCCTTCCAACACTGTGATTCCAACGCATAGTGAACTTAAGTTTACTACTTACCGACTGGAAACAGCTCTGGATTTTGATCGTCGATATGCTGCTCGCTCACGACTTGATGTTGTGAGTAAAACATTCTCCAGGTTAGCTCAAGAGCTCATGCTTAAACAAGAGACAACTTCTGCTAATCTTTTACTCGGAGTACTTGCAGCTGCACAGACTAATGGTAAGGACCATGTTATTAAATCTGGTGTTGAGAATCGATTTCTTATTGATGATGTTAATCGCTTGATTACACATGCTAAGCGTATTAATACAGCTTGGAACAAAGGAACTCCTGTTACCGCTAACCGTGGTGTGACCGACCTCTTGATTTCTCCTGAAATCATGGGTGAAATTCGCGCAATGGCTTACAACCCAATCAATACTCGTGGTATCGCTGGAAGCAATCTTACTGGTACGATTGACGGAGCTAGTACAGGGGCAGGCGATGCAACTAAAGGCGATCCTGTTACTGTAAGTAACGATTCTGCTGGAGGTGTTATCCCCGCAACCGAGCAAATGCGTAATGCATTGTATCAAAACGCAGGAGCCTCCGAGCTTTATGGAATCAATTTCACTGAGATTCATGAACTTGGTAAGGGTCAGAGATTCAATGATGTATTCGAATCTTACGATAGCTCAAGTAAGTTTGGACACAACGGAAAGTTTAGTAACCATGCGACTACTGGAGACGAGATCATTATTGGTATCGACAGGTCCAGAGAGTCTCTAATGAGAGCTGTATCGACAGACTCAGAGACAGGAGCAGAATTAAGATTGGCGGCTGATGATCAATATACAGTTCGTCAACAAAAGATTGGTTATTATGGCTCGATTGAAGAAGGAAGAATGGTTCTTGATTCCCGTGCTATCACTGGTATTGTGGTGTAATAATTTTACAAAACAAACCGTAACCAAATTAAAAAATCCACCTACTCGGTGGATTTTTTTGTTCCCAGAATTAATATAAAAGTGTAACCATACAATATATCTATGAGCCCAAAAACAAAAAAGAAAACAACAACAAAAATTGAAAATTTCGCAGACGGTAAAATTCAAGAAAGAAATCATATCGAAAAAGTAAGAGACCTAGAAGATCTTATGAGGGGATCTTTACATAGTCCATTTAAAATCAAAACCCAGGAAGAATTTGAAAGAACAATGGCTTCCATGAATCTTATAGACATGCAAAGCATGGCGGTGGCCGCAGGCATCTTCCCCTCTGGAAACAAAACTACATTAAGAAAAAAATTAAAAAAAGAATTTGAAAGATACCAAAAGGGTGGTAAGGGTCGAGTGTTTTCGACTACCCAACCAATTGTTGATTACGATAGTTTAAGCGAAGATCAAAAAAAACTTTTTAATATAAACGGTTAAACCTGACTATACCATGCGGATAAGATATGTCAGGGTGCAATAATAGTCAAATACCTGTAATTGCAAAAAAAATATTTGATTCTGAATTTTACGATCAATTTGACGAAACAGATAGCAATTACGAAAAATCCGTAGCCAATTTTCTGTTAAGAATTGAAGCTTGGTTAGAAACGAATATTGGACAGCTTAATATACTTATTCATTCTGGATATAGAGTAACTCATAGCGAGCATATTTGCCCACAGATAAACCCAGAAGAGATAGCTATTTTCATACAGCTATACTTAAAGGAGTACTATAAGAGGCAGGCCCACAATTCTTTAAAGAATGTGAGCTCAAGTTCTACGGAAACTACATCTGGAGAATCTACTGTCTTTATGACGGATTGGGTGGAATTACGCGAAGGAGATTCTTCAATAAAAAGACAATCTTTAATATCTACGCCGCAGCAAAAAATACAAGCTGCTCAAGCATTTAAAGGTATTTCTCAAGATGCTAACATAAAGCTTCAGGAGATGGTTCAGTATTATAATTTGCATAAAGCTTTACCCAGGCAAGTTGTTGCTAGGTATACAGGAGATTCTGATTGTAGTCAAAAACCAAACGGTTGTGATGAGCAAATAAACTCGTGCCCCCCAGAGGTAACCCCGACGATAACTTATACAATCACGTCAACGCCTACAACAACTAAAACCGCTACAGTTACCGAAACGGCTACAATCACACCAACTGATACAGTCACAAAAACGGCTACGATCACTAAAACTGCTACAATTACCCCAACAACTACAGCTACCGAAACAGCTACAGTTACCGAAACAGCTACAGTTACCGAAACCATTACGGCAACGGAGACAACTACGACTACCGAAACAGCTACAGCTACTGAAACCATTACGGCAACGGAGACAACTACGACTACCGAAACAGCTACAGCGACCGAAACGGCTACAGCTACCGAGACCGCTACAGTTACCGAGACCGCTACAGTTACCGAGACCGCTACAGTTACCGAAACAACAACCCATACTTCAACTTTTGATGAATGCTGTGGTGAGGTAAACAATTTAATAGACATCGTTGACACTAGTGATATAGCAGAAAACGATAGAAGAACTGGAGAAGAAATATTAATTCAAGATATATCAAATCTAATGCTAGATTCCTCTGTTTGTATTGGTAGAGTATCAGAATCAGTAGACCTTAAAACGGTAAACATTAAAGTAGGAAATGTAGATCCAGCAAAAGAATTTTCCTTGGCTACGGTAAAATTCGAAGGAGATCTTAATAATCAAACAATTTTTATTAAAAAGAGGTATGGAGATGTAAACTCTGGCGTAGACCCAGTAGATCAATTTTTTAGTACAGAGTCCACCCCTACAGAAACCAATAATCCATGTGGCTATGGATATTGTGTAGAGTATACCCCTTGTCAAGAAGGAGATGTTGACCCGTCAAAATGTATTGACAGATTAGTTTGTAGTGGAGCTCTAGACATTGCAAATGCGCATATTGCTTTCAGACCTGGACAAATCCCTCCTGAAGTTTTCGTAGATGTGGGAAGGTGTTATCGCAAAGTAGGAGAGTCTCAAGCTAAAAATTGTAGTTTCTTTATTGATGACAATACAGACTGTGGAGGAACTGGAGATAAATTTTTAAACGAAACAGAATTTAATAAAAAATTTGTTAAAAAACTAAATGATACCGTAGTTATCGCAGATGATTGCAATCAATGTTGTGCGTGCTCTCAGGATACGACATGTTTTAGTTGCGATATACAGTGGGCTGGAAACTCTGGAGATTGTGACGTCTCGAACTCTTGATAGAAAATGTCAGATTTAATACCCAGCAATGATAAAATTAAATATGATAAAATATTTGATGATATCCATGATACTTTTGCTAGAGAGATAACCATTTTCAAAAAAGAGAAAAAAATTTTTATAGCAACTGACTCTACATATAACGCCTTATACTCAAGGATAAAAAATCAGGCGGGGTCAGATAAAGTAGTAGAAGTAATCAAGATGAAAGCTAGAGTAGCATATGCAGGAAATTTCGAATTCTTGAGACAAAATACAGAAAATGAAATATTAGGAATAGATATACCTTCAGATCATATAAGGATAAAAGTAAACGAAGAGGGATATAATATTATTAGGCAAGCTAGTGATATAGAAGTTGATGGAGAATTATTTAATGTTAATTCCGATGCTGCTAAATCTGGAATGTTTAGTGTGAAATACTATAATTTATTACTAAAAAGAAGAGGGTAAAATGAATGTAAAAATTAACAATAACGCTTTGAATAAGATTACTAATCAACAAGTCGGACCTATAGTTGGAAAAAAAATTGAGAAATCTTTAATTCAAAATGTTCAAAAAGCCCAAAGAGAAATGATACAGGAGCTTGAAAGCCATCCTGTGACCAAAGAAATAGAATCAGGGCCAAATGGAACAAACCAAAGTGGAACATTGGGTGGTTATGGTAATTTGTTTTCTTTTATAGGTTTTGAACGTGGAATGAGCCCAATCAACCCAATTAGAAAAATAATTAAAAAAACCCTAGCGATTAGATCTGTACCAGCAAGCCAGAAATCTTTAACGCTAAAGTTTGAAGTTGAGGTCCCAGATAAAGAGGAGTTGTTTCAAAATTCTCCCATGCCATGGCAAGAAGGTCGAAGCTGGGCAGAAGGAATTGAAAGAGGTATTTCTGGTTTAGGTAATTATATAAACAAATCAAGCTCTAGCAGTAGATCTTCACAAGGCGTGCAAGTTAAAAATCGAATAAGAAGTGGGCAATTTAGAAATACAAAGTATTTATCATCAATAATAAACAACTTTAAGAAAAATGTTTTAAATTTTATAAAATGAAAACTTCTTTTGATCATGAATTATTGTCTAGTTTTTATCTTTGGTGTGAAGATAGATTGGTTTATTTTGCAGAAGCTTATGAACCTGCCGTAAATCATACATTTGAATATATAGACTCACTAGATGTCCCTGCTGATTACAATGGTTATTACAGTCCTTATAGACAATTTGTTTCTTCTTCCGATAAGTTTAATGTCAATGATTTTATTAATGTGGAAGGAATGAATATCGACGATAAAGATGGGATATATATTGACTATAACAGCGGCAGGGTTCTGGTAGACACCAACGATGTAAGGTTCGGAACTAGTACTACATTGAATATTACAGGTGAATTTGCATATAAAACAGTAAATTTATATATAACAGACGAAACTGAAGAAAGCGTGATTTTAAATAGCGATTTTATTATCAGCCCTACAAATCAAACATATCTACAAACGAACGGAGGTTTTTCTGAAAAGATTTATACCGTACCAGCTATGTTTATAACATTAGAGAATTCAGAAAATGTACCTTTTGCTATGGGAGGCATGGATTGTACGAAATTTTACATGAGGGCGGTTGTTGTGGCTGATTCAAATTATACGCTAGATGGTGTACTCTCTATATTTAGAGACTCTGCGAGAACTAGTTTTCCTTTAATTGATTATGAAGATTTTCCTTATGGAGAGTTTTCTCATATAAAACTTCACCCCTATAAATATATGGATTTGGCAAGCGCTAGCTCAAAGTCTATATTTATAGATGATTCGAAGTCTTCAAAGTTAACAGATAGATCTAGGGAGAAAATCACCTCGTCAAAAGACTATAAAATCGGGTTTTTAGACTTTACATTATCAATACCAAGAATTCCAAGGGCTATTTTCAGTAGGTAAAAATAATTTCACATTCATTGGTTTTTACTGTATATAGGTTTATAACTTAAATTTTATAAATTATGGCAACAGACAGAGTATTATATCAAAGTGAATCGTTATACGTCAGTAAACTAGAAGGAACAGGCCCTGTTAGCGGGTCTGGCAACCTTATTGACTCAGACGACATAGAAGAAATTAACAGAGTGCAAGATATGAGTTACAATTTAGAAGTAACTCGTACCGATGTAAATGAATTTGGACAGCTAGCTGCATTATCTAGAGAAGTTACAGAGCCACCCACGGTTTCTTTAGATTTTTCTTACTATTTAACAGATGGCACTCAAGAGGGGCAGTTAGGTTTTAACCGTAACGAGGCTGGGCAATTTACTCTGTCCAACGCCACACCAATGACTAAAGACTTATTGACTGGGGACGATAACAAGGACGAATTAAATTACTACATTGTTACCGTGCCAGAAGGAGAAGATGTGCATGGACAAAAATCAGCGTTACCTGGTGGGGGAGAAACAGTAGCAAAATCAACTAATGGGGTAATTGCAGTTGGCAATGGTTTTATGACGAGTTATGGAATTTCAGCCGCTGTTGGAGAATTAGCTACAGCAAGTGTCTCTGTAGAGGCGTCTAACATTGTTTTCAAGAATGACCTCAGTGGCAAGTTTACAAACCCCTCCATTGACGTAGAGTCAGCTACAGGAGGTAGGCTAGACAATCAAGTTGATTTTGCAAGTGTGGATTCTTCAGATGGAGATATTTCGGTTGACGGAAAAGAAGTTTTTGCTATCAGGCCTGGAGATATTTCTATAGATTTTGACGCTAAAGGATATTTAGACGCCACCGAAGCAGGAAAACTACAGACTGGAGGAGCCATACTTCCAGGTGTGAATGACACAAGCGCAAAAACCTCTATTCACGTACAAAATATTTCCTTGGATATACCAGTGTCTCGAAGCCCATTAAATAGACTTGGTAGTTTGTATCCATTTTCGAGAAAGGTTGATTTTCCTTTGAATATGACCTTGAGTGTTTCCGCATTGATGACCGAGTTTTCAGACGGAAGTTTGGATGAATTGTTATGTGGTGAAGAAAAAGGTAGAGATATTGCAATCGTACTCAACACAAGATGTGGAAAAGCTAACGCAATGGTATTCATTATGAGAAATGCTATTCTTGACACCCAGGCTTTTTCAGCATCTATTGGGGACAATAAAACTGTAGATCTTACTTTCTCCTCTCAAGTTGGAGGAGCTAACGATAGTGAAAACGGAATTTTCTTAATTACAGAAGCTAAGAATAAAGTTGGCGCTAACGACGGAGCTCCCACAACTCCAACCCCTTAATATAAAAATTATATTAAAACAAAAACCTCAGGTTTCACACCTGGGGTTTTTTTGTGTAAATACACAAAAAGGTAAAAGGTAAATACACATGAATAAAGATAAAGAACTCTTAGAGTTTCAAGTGGTCAGATCAATAACGATGGTTTATAAGAATTGTTTAAATCTTATAGAGGGTTTACAACAAGAACATGACATACAATTCGGCAAACTTAAAAAGTCTATGCCAGAAAAAAAAGAACTATTAAGTCAAGCAGAATACTTAGATCGCGCTCAATTTAACTTCTTGAGAAAAAAGATATTAGATTCTGGCAACGATGTAAAAAGAGAGTTAATTTCCTATATGGAAAATTTTGATATAAAAACGAAAGAATAACTTTATAATAAAGTTATGGCTAAAATTTGTTTTAAAAGTAAATCAATTTTTTTTCATGTTCCTAAAAATGCGGGAACATCACTGACTGTATTTTTCGGTCGGTGTGGGTGGAATACATTTCGGTATTCTCCGATAGATGGACCTTCTGACACAATAAGTCCTGATTATAAATACTCGAAAGGTTGCTGTATTAGAGTTCGGGAAAACATGAAACAAATTGCAGCTCATAATGATTTAGAGAGAGAGCAGGGTAAAACTATCCCATACTTTGCAAAAAATATGAATTCATCGGAACTTCAAATGGTAAAAAAAATCGACCATAATACTTGGGGTGATTTTTATAAATTTGCTTTTGTAAGAAACCCTTGGGATAGATTAATTTCGGCTTGGAAAAATAGAGTAACAAGCATACCCACTTTTGAAAAGTTTCTTGACTATTTACCATTTGATAAAAGATTAACAGATGCTTATTGGCATACTATGCCCCAGTATGATCATTTGTACGACGAACAAGGAAAACGATTGGTGCAAGATATATTTAAGTATGAAGAACTTGATGTGTGTGTGAACCGCATTAAGTTAAAATTAGAATTGCCAGATTTTTCTATTGATAAAAAATGGAATTCAAGCGGAGTAAGAAAGCGTTACTCAGAATATTATACTAAAACTGAACAAATTGAAAAAGTAGCAAAAATTTACGAAAAGGATATAAATCAATTTAATTATAAATACAGGTAAAAGGTTATGAAAATAAATGAAAAAAATATACTCTACTCGTTCTCTTTAAACTTAAATAAAGAAGTTGAAGAAGAAGTAGAAAAGAAAACTAAACGAAAAAATAAAGAAACTGGAAAAATGGAAGTGGTAACTTCTATCGAGAAGGTTAAAGTGGATAAGGAAATTCCTTATAGAATGGTAATCAAGAAGCCAAATAGAACGGAACTTGAAGAAGGAGATATGTTTTATAGTTTGGAGCTGAATAAGTTTATTAAAATGGGATTGCTTACGAAAGCGATGCTAGCTAAACAATACGGAAATCAAGGAGGAATATGGTCTGAAAAGGAGCAAAAGATATATGCTGAATTATTATACAAAATGCATCAAAAGCAGTTAGAAGTTCAACAGTTTTCCATACTTGGAGAAAATAATAGTTTATCTAATAGACAAAAAGAAAAATTAAACGAGTCAATAAGAGATTTATCTTTCTTGAAAAGAGAGTTAACTGAATACGAAATGCTTCAAAACTCTTTGTTTGATCATACTGCAGATGTAAAAGCCAGAAACCGAGCTATAATGTGGTATGTTTTAAATTTAAGTTACTTCCAAGAAGGCGAAGGCAAGGATAGGCCTTTTGAAAAAATGTTTGATGGGGATAATTTTGAATCAAAATATGAATCCTATCAAGACAAGGAAGACTCAGAAAACGAATTGTACCAAAAGAGTATTGATAAAATTTCATCTATAGTTACAATATGGTATGTTAGTGGAAACCAAGATGCTGAAAGTATAGAGGCGATATTTGAAGAAATGAAAAACAACCTCAAGGAAGACGAATCTTCAGAGGAAAATTTAGAAGAGAATTTGGAAGAAGAAGCAAGTGGATAATAGAGAAGCATCTTTGTTATTTCAAGAAATATGCGAAGGCTTCTCTGTTTCAAAAATAAATTCGAAAAAAATTTATGTAAAACATTTAACATTAAAAGAATTTAATATTGTTCACAGTATTTATGAAGATTATTATTCTAATGCTATTAAAAAAAACATTCCTAATAGTAAAGATTTGTTTGAAAGCTTAAAGGAAACAGGTCAATGGACAGAAAAAGACGAAGAGAATTTATCTAACCAAGAGTTGGAGATAAAAAATCTAAAGCAGACTTTAAAAAAAGTATTCAGAGGGTTTGAAAAAGAGTCTATATCAAAAAGATTAAAAGAACTTGAACCTGAATTTAAAGAATCTTTAAAGTTAAAGAAATCTTTTTTACGCGTTACGGCTGAACACTACGCTGAAAAAAAAAGCAACGAAGAGGTGTTAAGACTGTGCACATTTAAAGATGAAAAATTAGAAGAAAAATTATGGACAGAAGAAGAGTTTCAAGATTTAGATTATTTTGAATTAAATAGTTTTTTTAATTTGTACTCGCAAGCTATAGAAAAGTTTTCGGACAAAAATATAATGCAAACTTCTCTTTTTAGTTCTTTTAAAAATTTAACATCCATTTTTGATAAAGATTTGTCTAGTTTTTTTAATAAACCAGTATTACAACTAAGTTTTTACCAAACTAATTTACTGAATTACTCTAAAATGTTTCAGGCTATTTTTGAGAATAGAGAAATCCCTAAAGATATACAAGGAGATGCGGAAAAAATCATTAATTTCATAGAGGAAGCGGATGCCAAAAAAGATAAAGCCGAAAAGATAATTAAAAAATCTCAAGAATCAGATGGGTTTTCATTTGCAAAATTGTCAAACGAAGAGATGAAAGAACTTGGTGTTGAAAAACCTAAAGGTAAAGATATTCACAAGGTAGCCCAAGAAAAAGGGGGGGAGTTAACCATGGAGGACTTCATGAAAATGCATAAAAAATAGTGTACTTAAAGTTAAGGTAAAAGGAAAATGAGCGTCATACAAATACCAACCAGTTCGACTGGGTTTAAAGAAAGCATTGTTAGAGATGCTAGAGCGGCTCAAGCTGCTGTAAATAGGATGCAAATGACACCTCAGTTGAACCCTAAAGGAATGGTTCAACCATTAGGTAAAATAACAAATGCTGCAAGCGAGTTTCAGAAATCAATGGATGCATCTGCAGCTCGTGTTTTTGCTTTCGGGGCGGCTGTTGGAGTAATTAATGGAATATCTGATGCTTTCAAGGGTATGGTGTTGGCTACCGCTCAAGTTGAAAAATCCCTAAAGGATATTCAAGTTGTAATGGAAGTTACCGACCAAGCAATGAGAAAGTTTGGAGACGGATTGTTTGATGTAGCTAGAAACACAGCAACATCTTTAAAAGATGTTGCGGAGTCGGCCACAGAATTAGCTAGGCAAGGTTTAAGTGCTGAAGAAACTTTAGCAAGGGTAAACTCAGCGTTAGTGTTAAGTAGGTTGTCGGGATTAGATGCCGTAAAGTCAACAGAAACTTTAACAGCAGCAATAAACTCGTTTAACAAAGAAGGTATCACTCACGAGCAAATTGTTAATAGAATGGCAAATGTTGATGCTGCTTTTGCTGTGTCATCAGCTGATTTAGCTGAGGCAATATCTAGAGCAGGAGCCGTTGCTCAGTCATCTGGGGTTTCATTTAATGAATTGTCAGCGGTAATAACCGCTGTTCAACAAAGAACAGCTAGAGGAGGATCCGTAATAGGAAATGGATTCAAGAGTATATTTACTAGGATTAAAAGGAGCGGTGTTAGAGAATCTTTAGAAGAAATTGGGGTAGCAACAAAAAATTTAGACGGGTCTTTTCGTAGTGGAATGGATGTAATATTAGATTATGCAGATGTATACAAGACTTTGTCAGATAGTCAGAAAGCTTATACATCTGAGCAATTAGCGGGAGTTTACCAAATTCAAAATCTACAAGCATTGTTGCAAGATTTAAACAGTGGGTTCTCTATATATAATAAAGCTCTTGGAGTTGCGAATAATACAACAAATGAGGCCGTGCAAAGAAACGAACAATTAAATACAACTTTAGACGCTTTATTTAAACAAACGACTTTAAGCTCTCAAGAGCTAGCAGCCTCAATTGGGGACTTAGCTCTATCTGGAAACTTTAAAGAAATTCTAAAATTCCTAGACAGTTTAGCTCAAAAACTAAATTCTCTTTTTTCAGACGAAGGAGGGTCTGATATAGCTAAAAATCTCATCAGGGGCATTGGTAGCTTTTTAACTGGGCCAGGAATGGTTATTTTAGGAGCTGCTTTTATAAAAATATTCGGGCTAGTAACAAAGTTCGCAAAAGAAGCCTTTGCGGATATACTAGGGTTAAATTCGGAAACTAAAAGACAACAATCTTTACAAGCCGCAATTGGGCAAATATTAAGTTCAAACGCTGGGATCTATCAAAAAATACTTGCGGCGGGAAGTAATACAGCGAAACAAGAGCAGATAATTTTAAACATTATAAAACAAGAAACAGCGGAACGTTTAAAACAAGAAGCTTTAATTAAGAGAATTTCGGCTGGATCAAGGCTAGCGGGGATTGGAGCTTCTGATGCTGGTTTTGTGCCTATGGGAAAAAGACCCTCTAGGAATAAAGGGAAGCGAGCACTAGGAATGGCTAGCGGTTTCTTGCCAGCTTTCGCTAGAGAATCCAGAGATATATACAAGGGAGTAGGGGGAGCTAGGAAAACCGACTCGCCAGTTTCAACAAAAATAAAAACGACCCCTGGGAAGACCGAAGATGTTGTGGTAAATACTGGAGAATGGATAGTTAGAAACTATGAAGGGTCGGGGGCTGATGCTGTTTTTAATCGAAGTATGGCAAAAGCATATGGGTTGCCAAATGGCTCTCAAAAAGTAAATGCAGCCTCTGGAATAATACCAAACTTTTCAAAAGGGGGGTTTGGGTCTGGTAAAACAATTAGCTATACCGCCAGACAACTTGGGGGGAGTGGCAATATGGGTGCAATATCAAAAATAAGTAAATACGCAGACTTAAGCGATAAGTTTACTGGAAAAGTAAAAATAGAAAGAATGCCGCAAAATAATTCGTATTTTGAAAAAAAGGCGGCCTTACTAAAAGATAAATTAATTCAGAGAGACTCAGGTCAAAAAGATGGAAGAGTAAAATATGCGGTCAATCAAGATTATAAAAAATTTTTAGAGCGAAGGTATAAAGGTTTGATAGACAACGGGGTTTACCGAGGAATTTTTACAAGTGCGGAAAATATAGCTAAACAACCAGCGTATTCTGGTAAGCAGCCAGCGAAAACGAGGAACCTGTTTGCAAGTTTAGTGGCTAAATCAAAAGGGCTAGTCGGAGAAAGTAAGGGTAGGTTCTATTTAGCTGGTAAACCTGGTAGTCGGAAAGCGTCATACATAAAAGGAAACGATCCTTTTGATATAACTGTTGAGTCTATGACATCAAAAGGTCAAAGAAGATTTAAAAAATACGAGCAAAAAACTAAAAACGAACAAAATATTACCGCAGTCCTTAAAAAGGGAGCTTCGTCGTTTTTAGATAATTTAATAAATCGTCAACAAAAGTCTGGACGTCAAGCGATTGGGATAAAAGATGGTAATTTTCAGAATATTAACTTAACCCAAGGTTCGGCAGCTATGTTTAGAGGTGGGCTAAACATGCTAGTACCAAAAGATACAAAAATTAAGAATTCTCCATTAAAAAAAGACAAAGGATACACCATCCAAAAAAATCAAGACCCTGGGCAAGGGCAATTTGGTTTCTTGAATGCTTCGAGTGGTTATGTTCCTAATTTTGTTGACCGCAGAAATAAATATCAAAAAATAAAAGATGTTTTAGCTGACCCAGCTAATAAAAATATTAAATTTAATTCTCCAACTTTTAAAAAATTAAGCATTGAAACGGTTAAAAAAGGCATGGGTGGAGAATTTCAGAAGATGTGGTTGGAAAACTATTTCAAAAAAGGTCTGTCGGGGGATTATAAAATGCTAATGAGAATGGGTTATGATCAAGACCAGCTTTTAAAACTAAGGAAGCATTACACAAGAGGTGGAAAAATAAATATAAAAACTTTGTCCAAAGGTTTTATTCCAAACTTTGGTAAGACATTGGTAACAAGTCGTGGTGCTATAACCGCCCAGCAAATAAATAGATTAAAAGAGGGAAAGCTTATTAATAATAAAAAAACTGGAGAAAAACTTTATTTAAATCAATTTACTCTAGATGAGCAAACCGCAATTAAAACGTTTAAAGCTGCTAATAGTAAAGAAGCAATAGCTCAAAAAGAACAACGAGCAAAAAAGGCAAAAAATCAATTGAAAACGATTGACGCTTCAAGGCAAGCAACAATGCTTGTTGCTACAAAAAATTTCAGACAAAAAGTAGATACAACAACTCAGTCTGGAGAAAATAAAGTCCGACTAAAATATAGAGTAGAAGGAATCAAGGGTCAGAAAATGGGCGATCAAGAAACTGCATTAAGGAATAAAGCTGAAAAGTTTATGTTGAACCAAGCTCATTTAACCGCAATGAAAATGGCTGGAACTGGACAATTTGCGGCAAACACACCTATGCCTACTAAGGTTGCGAATGCTGGCAGTATAGGCTCTGCAGCTGGATCAATTTTTGAAACAGCTGTGCAATCAATTGGTAAGAACTCACTGTTTACTAAAAATAATGCAACATTTGACATTCAGGGATTTCCAGATAATTCATTAAAGAATTTATTTGGATATTATAGTCCTTTTGCGGACGCAAAAATCGGACTAACCCCAGGAACTAAAGCTGATTTTAATAAAAAACTGCTAAGTTTACCAGAGATTAAACAGAAAATCACAGGAAAACAAAGGAGAGAGCAGGGAGGAGTGGCTTTAAAATCTAGGAAGAATTTATCGAAAGGGTACATACCTAACTTTTCAAAATTTGCAGACTTCAGGGGTACGAGCGGACTAGTGGGAGGTACGGCTTTAGCTGGTTTGTTTGCCGCAAACACCTATGAAGGAATGGGGGACGACCCTGGAACAGCAGCGTTAATGTCCTCGCTTATGTTTGGGGCGGGATCTTTTGGAGGTATTAAATCTGGAGATAAATTAAAAAGCATGTACGAAAATGATTATAAAAGATACAGCTCAACAATAGGCAATGTAAAATATGATTTTTATAAAAAAGATCATTTAGAATACAATAAATTATCAAAAGATGTTAATCAAAGAATTAGAGCGGCAAACGAAAACTTGATATCCGTTTTATCTGGAAGAACAGAAGGGGGGAATCTAGATGTATTAAATATAGAAAAACAAATACAAGAGCTTAAAAAAGAAAAACAGGCTATAGATAAGAAATATATTAAAAAAAGCGCTAGAGTTAAATCCGCTAGATTTAACCCAAGAATGATGTCGTTAATGAAAAAAAATGGAAGTAGGGGAAGACGTGGAAATATGTCTAAGGGTTATTTGCCAAACTATTCAAGTAAACCTTGGATGAGCAGCAAGCAGTTTGCGAGATTCAGCGGAAGTGTCGGTGGTTTTAACAAGCATGTAGTTCAATCAAAAGTGGGGTCTATAACAAGCTCACCATTGAGATCTCCTGGTAGAGATAAATTGTTTTCATTTTCTAGAAGAAGACAAAAAGAATCACTAGGAAATATAAAACAATATATAAACTCAGATTTTTTTAGATCTTTAGACCCAGATATACAATCAAGAGTTGTGAAGTTTTACAACAAAAGAATGTCTAGTTTTAAGACAAATCAGCAGCCTGAATACTTAAAGGACAATGCTAGATCTAATGCTAGAACAATGAACTTTGGAAGGGGCTATATACCAAATTATGCAAACCCTTTAATGGATGCTCTATCTAGGGAAAAAGGAGCTTTAAGCGCTAGAGGTATTTCTTCTAGTGCTATTAGGGTAGAGCAGAGCTCTAAACTAAAAAGCTCGATGAATCCAGAAGGTTTGGCTGTCACAAATAAAATAGATGAACCCTTGGGTGTTGACCAAGGCATATCAAGAGCGAAGAGAATAGGGGTAGACCCTAAAACTCATGGGGTGACACCAAATTTCGCCGTTTTCCCCGCGCTTATCCCGCTTTTAAAGCCGTTGGTAAGCGGTTTAAGTACTGCAGTTATGCTTGGAGTTGGGCCGCTACTAAAAGCTCTTAAAGGTACAGGTAAATTTGTTAAAAACCAAGGGTCAAAAACTATAGGGGGGATGGGCGAAATGGGTGCAATGGAAATGGGTTTAATGTTTGGGGGTCCGATGATGGCGGAAATGTTGAAGAATGGTAGGGGTGAAGGACAGTTGCCTGGATCTACAGGTGTAGCAACAGATACTCTAGAATATGCATCAATGGGAGCCTTACTGGGCAAACGAGGAATGATTGCGGGTGCTGCTGGTGGTGCATTAGCAGGACTATCAAGAATGTCAGAAAGAGACCTTCAAGTGGAAGCGTTTGAAAAAATAATAAAACAAAAAGAAAAATTAGATAAATCATTGCAAGATTCTCAATCTATTCAAAATTATGCAACTGGAGTAGTTGGGTTAAACGAAGCTTTGAAAAAAGGAGATTTCGAGGGAGTTGCCAAGGCTCAAAATATGATTTATGAGGCTATGAGTAATGCAAGTGATCCAGAATTAATAAAGAAGTTTGGAGATTTACAAAATTCGTCAAAAACTGCTGAAGAAAAATTACAAGCTCTAAGTAAAGAAATGGATAATCTAGGAAAAAGAGCGAACAACTTAAAGGGTCTAATCGGAATTACTGAAGATTTGCCAACACAAAAAAGTTCTGGAGATGATTTAAGCCTAGGGGATAGAGCTCAGGAAGTCGCAACTCAGGTTGGAGCTAGGCTTTGGTCCGCGACTAAAGATGTATGGGATTTAGAATTTGGTGGTATATTTGAGAGAGCAGATAAAGCGGGAAATGAGGTCGCGGCGAGTAATACCGATAGGGACGCTTTCGTCGGAGAGGGTGGGGAAGAGAAGCGCACAAGTATTACAAATAAATTATTAGATTCCTTAAAAAATAGAATTAAAACAGAAGAAGGAGAAAGAACCGCATCTAGATTGAGTGGAAAGAATACCACTAGTAAATT